GTTCTTTGGAGGGAATAAGCAGAAAACAAATACCCATGGCTTACTATCTGGCAATGCAACGTGAGCCCGGCTACTGGCTGGACTCATGGCTGAACCACGTTGAACGCATCGCAGCACGTACTGTTGCTGGCTTTCAACGGGTTCCATTCTGGAGAGAAGCCGCCGACTACTGGATCGGAAAATTGTCCTCGCTTGCGGGAACGGTCTCAGCACCGTTCCGCGAGTCTGACACGCTACGTGACATCATTGTCAGCGTGGAAGGGAGACTTCCAAATTTCAGGACTCGGCACTGTGCGATAGCTCTTGCTGTTGTCACATCATCAGGCGCACTGGCCTATTTGGCCAGGGATCGCGTGTACCACCACATCCTCGATGAGTGGTGCACAAGGTATCCACCCCCGACACTCCGGTCGGACTTCTTGCGGTTGCCCCTGCCCTTGGTCAATGAGGACAGGAGCCATACCCACCCAAAGTCCGCGGCGGAGAGGAATCTGGCTGTCATTTTCGCCAGTACCTTGGCCGCAATGTCGGGAATGACAACGTGGAATTACCAGCGATCCGCTGCTGACGTTCGTTGGGACAGGTTGGGGTCCACAACCTATTACTGGGTTAAGGACCTCTCTGCGGGTTACACGCCCGACTTGTCCCCCGATCGTCTGTTCAGGGACTACGGTCATGTCCTCAAGATCCTCGTCGATGTTGATTACTACCTCGACATGAGGAGGACATTGCTCGAAGCTCGTGGATCTATTCTGATGTACACCCTTGTACCTGGTGCCGTCGCAGCTGACCGCGGAGAATACGCGTTCACCTTCGACGCTCAAAACCAGGTTCACTACACCGTGAGCGGCGGTGCCAAGTATACACACCAATTGTGGAACTATGGCACTGATTCCCTCTCTGTGTCGGGTTGGGTGTGGAACTCCTGGCTCCCGAAATACGTGACCAACGCGTTTCTCGTGGAGAGGAGGTCCGTCGGACCGGACCATGCCATTGTGTTGCTGAGTCTTCAGCGCAGGTGGACTGGATTTGCTGCACTGTTGGCAAGTTACCTTCAGGGAGGTCAGTTGAACCGACTGACCGTCAACCATGGAGGTACCTTGTCGCTGGACATCATGACCCAAGAAGGTCTGATGAGGTCACGAGGAAATGTGAACAAGTACCTTTCCTCTGTGACACCAGCGTGTGATGATGACGCAGTGGAGTTGTTGGGATCATTGAGCACTGTCAAACTACCAATTGCATCCGTGCAATCGTTTGTACATGATCGTGCCCAAGCTGCAGTCATGACGCATTATCACCGTGAGTCAATCGGTGAAGTCCCTGATGTCGTGTACCGTCCTGAGGAAGGACGGCATCGATACCAGGTTGGAGGGCGCCACTTTGATGGTGATGCCAAACCGTCCATGACGGCCTACTGCTCCCCGATCGTTCCCACCGCCTTTGTACCAGATCACACATTGGCGAACGACGAGGCGATGATCGAAGGTAGAGTCATATCAGTGAAATCTGATGTGAACGCCTCCGAGAAACTCACTTTCATCATGAAGGAATTTGTTGAGCATTTGGTGCCCCAGCACATGGGCATCCTTGCTGACCTTGATGAAGTTTGGGACAAGCAGGACAGGCCATCACAACGCCGCATATTTGAAAGCGGTACGGACGGTCGCCACCCAGATGACCGCATTCGCAGTTTTCAGAAGTCTGAGGCATACGACGAGCCAAAGCCACCACGCAACATATCGACGATCGATGCAGTGCGCAAGATCGCATATTCGCGGGTGATCTACCCTTTGGCCGACGTACTGAAGTGTCATCCTTGGTACGCTTTTGGGCGCACGCCAGCTGACATTGCAGAGCGCATGGCTGCCATTGCCATGGCCTCGGAAACCATCCTGACCACGGACCTCAGCAGGTTTGATGGGAGGGTGTCTGAAGTATTGCGGCAGCTTGAGCGGATGATCCTCGCACGGTTCTTCCGCCCTGAGTACCACACAGCCGTATTTGAGGCACACAGATCTCAATACAATGTGATTGGGGTGACGTCATTCGGGGTCCGCTATGACAGCGGAACTTCACGAGCCTCTGGCTCACCCGAGACGTCGGCATTCAACACCGTCGCTAACGCCTTCATGGCGTTCGTGGCTCTGCGCACTGAGAAGCGCGGTGGGGC